CTAAGGCATTTTCTTATTTTGGAACTATAGCTAAACGTTACTTGATATTATCTAATCAAAATAACTATAAAAAACAAGTAGAAAAAGTACCTATAGCTTCTATTGAAGAAGATGAAAAATTTTCATACCAATTAGATGATGTAAAATCATCTGTGATTAGTACTAATTTATCATTTTTTATAGACAAATATGTTGAGTATTGTACAAATAATATATTTGAATTATTCCCTAAAGATATCGAAGCTCAAACAGCTGATGCCATTTTGGAATTATTCCGTAAACGAAATAGTTTAGATATATTTAATAAAAAGGCACTTTACATATATATTCGTGAGATTATTGATGTAAAAACATCAAAAATTACCAAAGTAGCAGATAAATTACATAGTATTTTTAAGAAAAAATATTTATTTTATTTAGAAGAGGGATATACAAATTTTTAAGTTACATATTTATAATAAATTTATACACATGAGTGCATTAGATAATATAGTATTTAGTAAGAAAAAATTTAGCGATATTTTAGAAGAGATATACGATAACCAAAAGAAGAAAGAAAAACAAATATCTGCTTTAATATCTGAATTAAAACCATTGATTAATGATATAGGTGATGCTACCTTAATAGTACCATTAATTAAAGAGTACATGGAGATAGGTGTGAAGAACGATGAACAACTTATCAAAATGTCTACTATTATTCAAAGAATATTAAACTCATCATCAGTTGATGCTAGTGATTATGGTATATCTGAAGAAGAAAAAGCTCAATTATTAACAGAAATACAAAAAATTCACACAGAAAATAACTAATGGGACAATACGGATTAAATTCATTTGTTAATAACCAGATCAATCAACGATCTGGTATGGCTGTTCAATCTCAATACGTTCCGGTTCGTGTTAAAAGTATAATACTCAATGAAGGGCATCCAAAATTTAAAGAATTAGGTGAATGGAATTCATTAGGTGCTATAGAATTTGAATATGTGTCTAACCCATCTGGCCCCTCAAATGTACTTTCAATAGCTTACCCATTACATCCTAATACTAAAAATTATCCTTTAATAAATGAAATAGTATTTTTAATCACATTACCTAGTACAGGAATTGGACTGACATGGAACGCTACTCGTTCTTATTATGTTAATGTTGTTTCATTATGGAATCATCCACATCATAATGCCTACCCTGAAAATTCAAATATTTCACCACCCTCACAGGTAAAAGATTATACTCAAATCACAGCAGGTAGTGTTAGACGTATTACTGATCAAAGTACTGAAATATATTTAGGACAAACATTTGCAGAACGCTCAAATATCCATCCATTACTTCCATTTGAAGGTGATGTAATACAAGAAGGAAGATGGGGTAATAGTATACGTTTTGGTTCAACTGTTATGGATAATCAAAATAATTGGTCAACTGTCGGTTTTGATGGTGATCCAATAATGATACTACGTAATGGTCAATCAATATCAGCTAATGATGAAGGATGGATACCTATTACTGAAGATATAAATAAAGATTTATCTTCAATATATAGTACTAGTACACAAAAAATTCCATTAGAAGCATCAAGTACTAGTTACATAAGTTACAAAACAGATACACCTTCTAACCCTAAAGAATACCAAAATAATCCACAAATCATCCTAAATTCAGGACGATTAGTATTTAATACTACTCAGGATCATATATTATTAAGTTCTAAAAAATCTATTAATCTAAATGCATTCTCATCAGTTAATATTGATGCTCCGGATACTATAATACAATCAACTAATGTTTATTTAGGTTCTAAAGATGCTACAGAATCAGTATTATTAGGAGATACAACAGTCTCATTATTGAAAACATTAGTACAAAATTTACAATCTTTTACGCAAATATGTAGTACCTTGGTGGGTGTGCCTCCTGGTGCTCCTTTAGCTCCATTAAACGCTGTCGCATCCCAATTAACTACAACATTATCTCAATTGAGTACTAATTTAGATAATATTAAATCAAAATATGTAAAAACAGTATAATGGCCTCACCTATTTACATAATTAGTATAACAAATCCTACGTCTGAAAATGGAAAAAATTACAGACAAGAAATTACTTTTATTACACAAGGGCCTAGAAAAAAAGCAACAACAACTTTTCCTGCGACTGCTCCTGATGGATTAGCAGGTTTAACTCTTACAAATGAATGGGCTGATTCTGATGTAAGTTATGAAGCATTAGCGAAGGAAATGATAATTACAATCCGTCGTACTTTTGAAGGTAAAAATAGAGATGTATCATTTGCTATTACCGAAGTTATATCTCCTCCTATCCCTACCCCTCCTTCAGGTAGTACTGGTGAAAAAATACCGACTCCATTAGATGTAGAAAATACAAGAAAAAAAGAAGCAGAGCAAATTAAAAGTGACAATAGTAAAATTATAGATGTTAATTTACCTGCTATTGAAAAAGCAACCCCAGAATCATTAAAAGCTCAAGGTAATGCTAAATTAAGTGGAGCTATAACAGCATTGGGTAAAAAAATAATAATACAATTGATGCCTATTGCTATTGATATTGTTAAACAATTTATTACTCAAATAATAGAAGATGAGATAACAAAAGCAAAAGCAAAAGCTCAACAAGAACAACAAAAACTTCAAGACCAAATCAATACTTTAGATGCAAAAATAAAAAATGGTACTAAAGGATTAGATATACAAATAGACGTATTAACTGCTAAAAAAGAAGCAATACCTATAGCTACACAAGCTATTGAAGATAATTTACGTGCTCAATTAGTAAATTTTGGATCATTTTCATTTAATGAACTTCCTAGTCAAATATCTCAAATATTAAAAACAATATTTGCTAATGGTTGTCCAAATCCAAATAATCCTACTATTAGAAGAATTATTACTACTCGAGATAGTTTAGTAACATCTTTAAATATTATTAGCAAACAACTAAATACACTTACTTTAGCTGTCACTGGTCTATCTACATTTTCAGATCTAAGTCAAAAAGTTATAGATACTTTAAAAATAACAAAAACAGGAATTTCATTAAGTTCTAAATTAATCCCTTCACCCCCTGGTGTCCCTGGTGTTATCACTTCAGCTTTAAGCGATCTAGAAACTATAATAGGTAATTTATTATTTAAAAAAGAAGGCACAGCACGTCTACCTAAAATTGCTAGTTCAATAGCGTCTGCATTTCTCGCAATATCAATAATAAACATATATATACAACAAATATTAGGAATACTGTCAGCTTTAGATATTAAATTAAAACAATGTACTCCTGACCTAGCAAATAATTTAACACCAATATCAGATGATTTAGTATCTATAGCAGTTCAACAAACCCAAGCGGATGATACAATCAATCAAGTTACATATGCTTGATTCTTAATAGAAATTGAATAAGTACCATATTCTCCAACAGTAAACCGTAGAAGAGCTGTGGGAAAAAATCAAAGTGGTATTAAATTAATACAAACCGAACTATCATTTACAACACAAGATTTAGTATTAATTAATGAACTTAAGTTAATAATTGATAGAGATAATTTAAAAGCTTATTAAACCCAATATTTATAACATATGGATATTACCAAATTTAAAAAAATCATTAAAGAATCAGTAAAAGAAGTAATTCAAGAAGAATTACGTGATATCTTACTTGAAGCTGTTAAAGCTCCAAAAAATGTAGTTACAGAAAGTGTGCAACCTTTTAATACACAATCCAATACCCAACCATCTAAACAACTAACTCCATCTGAACGTAGAGCAATGTTTGGCAATATACTTGAAGACATACAAAACGGAGGAATAGCATCAACTGAAAACATACCATTTAGATCAGCTGGACCCGTTGATCCTGTAAATGGAAAATTACCTGAAGGTGAGTTAGGATTAGATCAGATAATGGGTTTAATGAATAGATAATGGCATTCGGACCTAAAAAAATATTTCCTATTGATACACAGCCGGGAACGGCTGTTGGAGTAAGTATTCCATTTAATGCCCCTGCGGTATTTTTTTCTACATATACTACTAAAGATGCTGTTAGAAATAATTTACTTAATTATTTTTTAACTAATACTAGTGAAATATATTTAAATCCAACATTTGGAGCTAATTTAAGGGCATTTATTTTTGAACAAATCTCTAATAATAATTTAGAAGGACTTAAACAAGATATACAATCAAAAATAACTTTATATTTCCCTAATGTTTCTGTAGCATCTTTAGATATATTCTCAGATACTGATAATAATGAGGTTACAGTAGTTTTAACGTATAATATCATAGACACAGGAATCTCAGACCAAGTACAAATAACCTTCCAATAATGGCTACAAATAATAATACTAAAAAAGATATAAAATACATAAATAAGGATTTTACTGAGCTAAGAGCCAGTTTAATAAATTATGCTCAAACGTATTTTCCAACAACATATAATGACTTTAGTCCTACATCTCCTGGTATGATGTTTATGGAAATGGCAGCTTATGTTGGTGATGTTTTATCTTTTTATCTTGATAATCAATTTCAAGAGAATTTCTTACAATACGCTCGTCAAACAAATAATTTATTTGAATTAGCTTATATGTTTGGATATAAACCAAACGTAACACAAGTAGCAGTAACAGAAATTGATTTCTATCAACAAGTCCCATCAATAGTATCAGGAAGTGAATATATACCTGATTATAATTATGCTCTAGTTGTACCAACTAACTCCACAGTATCATCTACATTAACAAACATAACAACAACATTTCTAATCGAAGATCCAGTAGATTTTACTGTATCGTCATCTCAAGATCCAACCGAAATAACTGTATATTCTGTAGCTGGAGGTAGTCCAACTTATTTTTTACTTAAGAAAAAAAGAAAAGCAATATCATCAACTATTAACACAACAACATTTAGTTTTGGTAATCCACAAAAATTTGCAACTATTGATTTAAATGATAATAAAATCATAGGTGTATTAGATGTATTTGATGATAATGGCAATCAATGGTATGAAGTAGATCATTTAGGACAAGAAATGGTTTATAACTCTATTAAAAATACTAATCCTAATGATCCTAATTTTTACATTGATCAAGGTAATGCGCCTTATCTTCTTAAATTAGAAAAACAACAACGCCGATTTGTAACACGTTTCATAAACTCAACAACACTACAATTCCAATTTGGTGCAGGTACAGTAAATGATTCTGATGAAGAGATAACTCCAAATCCAAATAATGTTGGTATAGGTTTACCTTTTGAAAAAACAAAACTTACAACCGCTTATTCTCCATCTAATTTCTTATTTACAAAAACATATGGTATTGCACCGTCTAATACAACGTTAAGTATAAGATATTTAACAGGTGGTGGTGTTACGTCAAATGTTAATGCTAATGTTTTAAATAAATTAAATTCAACTCCTACATTTTTAAATTATAATTTAGATCCCACAATAGCTACAACTGTATTTAATTCATTAGCTGTTACTAATCCATTTGCAGCTGATGGTGGCGGTGATGGAGATACAATTGAAGAAATTAGACAAAATTCTATGGCGAATTTTGCATCACAATTACGTAACGTAACCCAAGATGATTATTTAGTAAGAGCATTATCTATGCCTGCTAAATATGGTGTTATAGCTAAAGCATATATTGAACCAACTAAACGTGATGCCTTAATATCCTCTGGAGAATCTAATTCAGTATTAGATTTATATACTTTAAGTTATAACATTGATAAAACATTACGCACATGTTCAGATGCTTTAAAACAAAACTTAACAACGTATTTATCTCAATATAGAATGATCGGTGATGCTGTTAATATTAAAGATGGCTTTATAATTAATATAGGTGTAAATTTTGAAATAATAATATTACCTGATTATAATAATAATGAAGTATTAATTAAATGTATTGACGCTTTAAAAGCATAT